CTCGGCATATATATAAGAGGATCATCTCTTATATAGTCGCTCATCCACCGTTGGAAACGGTTCAGAGCAACATCCTTCATCGCTTGGTCAGGAAACCAAGAAAAAACATTCTTTAAGGCATTCGCCTTTTCGATAGAAGGATTCTTAAATGTCGACTCCGACATTAAAGATTGAACTCCAAACGGAGATAATAGTCTTAGCTTTATATTGTCTACATGTAGACCATCGCCTCCAGCCTCCCATGGAGACTTACGGCAACCCACAAATTTGTGGTCAACTAAGATTACTTCCTCTGCGAAAAAATTACAGAGGTTACTGAAGATAGTCTTTGACGTATTTATATCATTACCATATTGGCGATGAATTTCCAATAATACGTTGAAAAAATGGTGTCTACAATAAAGTATAACATCATCACCTGCAATCAGTGTATAGGGGGGTATTTTGTACCCTAACCTACGACTACATACCACATGTAAAACTCCTGAACTCAAAGTTAGCAGTTCCTTCGTCCCGGGATTACCCATAAGGACTCCGTTTTTACATATGATTGTCTGAAACAGATCACCGTCTTCACGATCATACACCCTAATCTCACGGTCTCGTAAGATTAGGTCAAGGGAGAGAGAATAAAAATCAATCTCATGTTGGTCACTAGCGTATTCGCGAATGGCCCACCGTCCAATTAACCTAAGGAATTCCTTATTGAGGTTATTAGACGCTCCTGTAAGATCAAAGGTACCAATACCACAATTGTCGTCTCTGGTACCTGTCCTTTGCAAAGCCACACATGCATCCCAAGCCTTATAGGTGCGTGTAAAAGCTGAACGAAGGGGTTCGAAATGCTGAAATATTCCAGCCATCCAATGCGAAAAAGGTTGGAGGATCACGGTCATGAAGGATTCTTCCATAGTGACCCACCTAACCTTATTTCCGGGCTCACAAACGGGATGAGCCTTCGCAAGGATTCGAACTGTGGATTTTGCCTTTAGAAAATCAAGGCTATCAAAATAGGGTAACCTATTAATATATCCACGAGAGATTGCTCTCTCAATAGCATACTGGAGGAGTTGCAGTGGCAACTCTTGATCGAGCCCAAATATGGGTTCTTCCAGCGAGATTTCAGAATCTGGTCCGCCGAACATAACG